ACCTGCACCGCTACCCATAAGTGTAATATTAACGCCTGTCGTTACTGACTCACCTGCGGCATATCCAATTGCAGTATTATGAGATTGCGTAGCAGAGGTAAAGTTTTGACTATATAAAGCGTTTCTGCCTATAGCAGTAGAATAACTACCTAACGTATCTGATGTTAAAGCGTTATAACCAACAGCCACATTATAATCAGCATCGGTTAAAGAATCTCCTGCTAATGCACCTATGAGGGTGTTTTGAACGCCTGTGGTGATATTTTCACCCGTATTGTAACCAACAGCTACATTGTAGTTTGTTGTCGCAGAAGTGAAGTTTTGTCTTTCAAGTGCTTGGTATCCAATAGCAACAGAACCACTACCAAGCGTATCTGTCCCCAAAGCGTCAAACCCAATAGCTACGTTGTAATTAGCATTAGTTAAAGCATCTCCTGCAATTCCACCGATAATAGTGTTTCTTACGCCTGTGCCTATTTGCGACCCTGCTAATGCACCAACAGCGGTGTTATAATTGCTCGCATTATTATTTTGTGTAAGTAGCGCACGATAACCAATAGCAGTAGAAAAGTTACCTGTATCTTCTGTTTTTAATGCTTCCCAACCAAGAGCTACATTAGCTTCACCATTTGTAATCGCAGTACCTGCACTTGAACCTATAGCTACATTATAGTTACCACCAGATTGCACACTATCTAATGCAGTATCACCCAACGCCACATTGGCTGTACCAACAGGATAATTCCCGTCTAGCTTGATTGTGCCGCCGTCTACTGAAACATTACCAGCAACTGTAAGGCCGTCTGTTACGGCTGTGCCTGTTACGTCAATGCCTGTTGATGTTGTGGCTAGTTTTTCAGAGCCGTAGTTGTACATCAAAGCTGCACCAGTGTTTCCGTTTGCTCTAAAATAGTCAGCCATTCCACCAGAACCGTTATCTGATTTTATAATTACATTGTAATCATCAAGGGTGTTTTGAATAATTATACTACCAGTTTGACCCTCAATGTAGTTATTCGCCCCATCATGATAAATCTGTAGGTCAGACCCAGCACCGAATATGGCTTTTGAGTTGTCCGCAAATGTAATGTCGTCGCCTGTAGATACCGCAAGATCAGTACCGCCAGTCGTGTTTCCGTTAGCAAGTATCTCTGCAAGCGTAACAACCGTGCCAACCTGACTATCCACATACGCTTTAATAGACTGTTGTGTAGAAAGAGCTGTAGCACTATTAGATGCCATGTTATCTTCATCAAGAATTGCTGTAACAGAAACGCTACCTAATCTTAAACCATCAAAGTAAGCATTGTTAAATACGTTTGCGGCTACAGCACCTGTGCCGCCACCATTAAAGTAAACAACTGCTGTTGTACCCGCTGGAATTTCATAGTCATTAGATGCGTTATATGTACCTTGAAAGACAATAATACTGCGTGAGCCAGATAAGGCGTTTCGAATGTAAATAATTTTTTCAGCATCATTTGGTGTTAATTGAACATAAGCTGTTGCCCCAAGATCACCACTATCTACATAAGAAATTAAACGATTTCTGCCATTAGATGATGCTCCATCTGAAACTGGAAGCGCGTTTGGCGATCCAGAAGAGCCTGCTGATGATAATGTTAAGCTAATTTGACCGTCTAGCGCGGTATCAATTAGTTCTAAATTTGTATTTGTTGTATCGCCCCATGTACCTGACTGTTCGCCAGTTCCTATGAGTTCGATCCCATTATTTAACGTATATGTACTAGCCATTTTGCGTTCCTATGCTGCTATATCGTCCCATCCGGGGCTTTGAGACGGAGATTCGTCAGTCCACGATGGGGTAGAAGATGGATTAATTGGATTATAGCTTGGATTTTGATTTGGCACAATACCTCCCCAAACTAAAACTTGAGCAGTGTCTGCTGTAGCAGAAACTCCTGTAATATTAACAATTGCGTCTGATTCTGTATCAACAGTGCCTACTTGGCCTGTTCCTTGTGAACCTGTTACGTTTACTGTAACAAAAATACCTACATCAACAGAACCAACAGAACCTGTAGCTGCAATGCCAGTTGGATTAACAACTGCTTCAGCAATAACAGAAACCGCACCTACAGATGCAGTTGATTCAAGGCCAGTAACAGAAGTTATTGCGTCAGCAGTAACAACGACAGAGCCTACAGAGCCTGTGCCAGCTACTCCAGTAGGATTAACAACAGCTTCTGCAATTACAGTTAGTGATCCGGGTGATCCTGTAGCGGCAACGCCAGTGACGTTTACATTGACACCAACACCCTCAACTACAGTAACGGAACCTACTACGCCTGTTGATGATACACCTGTTACATTAACATTTGCATCTGCATTTACCAATACAGATGTAACTGAAGCATTTGCTTGCAGTCCAGTTGTTGGAACATTGGCTTCACCAATAATACTTACTGAGCCAATAGAGCCTGTGCCTGCAACACCCGAAACAGTAACAGGAATGGCGGTATTCCAAGCCGCTTCAGACCAAGAACCTCGACCCCATCCCGTTATTGTCGCCATCGGATGTTACTCCTTATGCGATGCGAATAATCGCGTTACTTGCGTCTGCTGTTGGGAATACAACTGTAAAATCACCATTTGTAGATGTTTTATCTGAACCAAAGTCCAAGATCACAACTGCTGGATTTCCTGCTGCTGTATCATTGTATATCATAGCACCACGAGCAGTTATAGTCGATGAAGACCAAGTTGTATCTGCAAAATCAGTAAAGGCTGTAGTTCCTGAGCTTGTCGGATCAACACGAGTTAGTGTATTTCCACCTGCCGTATAATTGGTGCCTGTAACTTCATTAGAAGTAGTGTAAGCTGTAGTTGCAGCGTTAAAAGAAGCACTATTTGTATATAGAGCTATCTTAAAGGTGTCTCCACCTGAGTTTTTAAAGTTATGCACGGCCTCAAGAAGCTCTTTCTTAAAGCTCGTACACATAAAATTACCTGAAAAGGCCATGTCATAATCTCCTTATGAATCTAATGTTAGTATATTATAATTATTTATGCCGATTGTCATGTTTTTTCTCTCATAATTAAACCAGTGCGATAAGCATCGGTAACTTCTTGAGATTCCCCAAAGTTTTTGACCCTAGACATGGCTTCAGTAAACCGCTGAGTATAGTTTGCAACTAAGTCAGCTTCACCCTTCATAAATGTATAAGCCTCAATAAGAGTTCCATACAATAAAGCCACAGAAGCATTTGTACTTAACCATGTAGTATTGTTATCGCCTACAGACGTTAGACTTGGAGGTCTATAGAAGTAATGTAGCTCTACTTCATATGCCTGATCTGGACTGGGAGCTAATATAAAGTTATTTATGTCGAATTGAGCATAATAACGAGGCCCACCAGTTGTAGATTTATTGGGATTAAAAGACTGAACAAAGTTTACGTCCTTAAACATAACAAATTCTTTTGAATTGTTGGTTGTATAAGAAAGGCTAAATGGAGCCAAATAATCAGTCGGTAAGGCAAGATATTGAGCATTATTTGCATCTGTAGCGTATGCTGTTAGATTTCCTGTCTTATTCTTCCTAAAAACCTCTAATTGAGCTATTTTTAAGATACGTTCTTCTGCATTCTTGATAAATACATTGATATTATTCACAAAAGTTGTTTCTGTGTTCTCAGTGTAGTCTTGAATTGCTGTTTTCATTTCTGCGTATGTAAAACTCATGATATTGTCACCGTAACTCCACCTACTGCACCAGTAGCAACTAAATTATTAGGGGTTAAGCCCCCATCGTATGCCATTCCTACTGGATTCCATCCCCATTGTATATTGTCTTGTTGCGCAACGTTCTGTTCAGGACGTGGATTTCGCAACGCTTGTGGGTCTGGAGTAGCTCGTAATGGCTCTAATTGAGGTTGTTTTGCTTCCCATTCATCCTTTCCAACCAATAAACCATTCCACTCTTTTCGCATGTCTCTCAAGCGATAACGGAAGCCAGAACGGTCAGATATACCATATGCCCATTTTCCAGTGGCATATTTAGACATAGCCATAGCTCCTTAAATCTGGAGCCACACGGAAAGATGCTCTATCTCTATCTTCATCCATTGCGCGGTTTATTTCTTCTTCATACACCGCTTTTAGCATCTGTGAGCGATCTGGAGCGCGTTTCATAGAGATATAATAGGCTAATCCAGCCGCTAAAGCAGGGTAAAAACGGAAGGGAACTTGCGCTGTATTAGTGTAAGTATCAGCGTCATCCATGCGTATTAAAGCGTCATAATACACCACATCAGTGCTATTATCAGGCAAAGGCCACATTTGAAGAACTGGATTTATTTGCCTATCAACAAAAAACTGTGTTGGCCTTGCAACTGTAGATTTTGTTGGAATATTGAGGTATTCGTCTCTACTTATGCGATTTAAAGCATAATCTGTTCCATCTCGACGTATAACTAAAGATAATATGTCAATTACGTCAGTTCCAAGAGGCTGATCACCGTCTCCTTGAGTAACTGTGAAGTTTCTTTGTGCTATAGTCCATTGATTTAAGCCTCTATTCGCCCAATCAGCAAACATTAGGTTCATAGAGCGCTTTGCAGTCTTTAAATCATATCCAGTACGAACCTCTAAGCCACATCGCTCAAAAGCTTCCTCAATATAGTCTGCTACGTCTAATTCAAAGTCCTTAGAGCCTGATACAGTCATTTCTTTTTCCTTTTTAAAGCCTTTACTCTACGAGGCTTGCCCGCAGGTTGACCAATACGCTTCTTTTGGGCTACTCTACTACGCTTTTCGCTCGCTGTCATCTCTGATCTTGTTTTTGGTGTCTTAGAGCTTACGCGCTTAGTGGGGCGACAATAAGGAGTTGAGCGTTTTTCGCCCTTTTTACGTCCACAAGGCTTACCTGTTTTAACATCTTTCCAGTCTTCTTTAAACCAACGCTTTAAAGCAGCACCTTTTTTTGTTTTTCTTACAGCCATTATGAATACTTTGTAACTTTTCTTCTATTTGACAAAACTTTACCGCAACCGTTTGCTACAGCTCCACCGCTAATCATTCGACGTACTGGACGCTTGCGAAACTCATTAGATGGCTCAATAACGCCACCCATAGCCTTCTTAACAGGCTTTTTTTTGCTGTTTCCCCAGTTTTTAGCGCCTTTTTTTCTACACTTAGCGATTGCTCCGCTTGCGTATGCGCTTGGAAACACCTTGTACCTTGCTTTTACCTTTTTGTAGCACGCGTCTTTTGGCATTCTTCTTCCTTTTCATGGGCGATTTAGTAACTTGTTGCCCCATCTGTGAACGGCTCATAGCCATTTAGCACTTCCACCTTTTTCTAGCTTGTCGCAATCGACTATTCGGATCTTTTGCAGCTTTCGGAAATTGTTTCATTTGTCCTGCTGAACGTGCGCAATAAGATTTACGGCGTTTAGCTGCGGCACTACCTTTTTTAACCTTGCCAGTAACGGCAGTTTTGAGCTTAGAGCCGGGGTTTTTCTTACGATAAGCGGCAACACCCTTTTTGGTCATACCCGCACCGGCCTTAGTCTTTCGGTAGTTACCACCTTTGCCGGTGGTTTTGCGTATTGGATTTTCTTTTTTACGAGGCATTAATCACCTATTAAAATTTTAGATGGGAGAATAAGGCACTCTCCCACCATATTTTAAGACAAAAACACTGTCAGTTCGTTGCTTGATCCTGTGAAAGCACTAACATACGCACCGCTTTTAGCGAGAATACCATCATCAGGAATGTTTAAATGGTGAATCCCTGCTGGAAAAGTTTGCGTAATCAGTGTATCGCCCGAACCGCTACCATCTTTAATTGTAAAAGCACCCGCTGCGGCTGCATAAATTACAATTTGACGAATACGAGAACGAGCAGGACCGACAACAGCCGCAGATGTACCCTGCGCCCAATTATATGCCTTTACTGGACCTGCCATGTTAAGCTCCTATCACGCTAAGTTGTTGTTTTGAGCGTATAGGATAGTAAAACGAACTAAACCCGCATTTGTTGCAGCCGAAGCAGTAACAGTCAAACGAATGTCTGCTGTTCCTGTGTCTTGCCATGCCAGCGCAGCACCCGCTTCTGTAGTTGGATATTTACGTCCAGCAGTTGTTCCGCTTGCGAATGTGTTTAAAATAGTAGCTGCACCACCTACGGTATCACCAACACTCAAGTTGGTTGTAGCATTCGCCGCAGTAATTACATCAATTACACAGTCAATAATCTGAGAATTTGCAGGAATAACAACGTTAGTAACAGATGCAGCTAATGCACCGCCAGATAAATCTGCTGAAAAAGTCTGCGTCATAACAACTTGACCAACGTTTGCAATATCAGAGCCAAGCGTTGTGCCAGTAGTATCTTTAATTGTGCCAGCCTTTATTGGGCCAGAGAAAGTAGTAATACCCATGTCTATCTCCTGTCTGGGTTAAGTCAGTAGCGGAATGCCACTGTCAGGGATAACATTATAATACACAGTATTTTTCAAAAAGAAAGGGGCAACCGAAGTCACCCCTATCAAAACTAAAAGACTTATTATTATGCGCCCGGAGAACCGAATACACAACGTGGGTCAGAATAGCCAAAGCTGTAACGCTCACGCGCTTTGAAACGCATGTTACCTGTATCGAAGTCAGCTTCCATGTTCGTGCGCATAGGCGAACGCTCAAAGTGCTTAAATCCGTTAGGTGCATCAGTTTTAATGAAAAACGCATCTGGGTCTGTCAAGAAATGGTTCACAGTGTAACCTTCTGGAAGCATACCCATGTTCTTTACTGCGTTAATATCATTGTCTGCTGTGCCAACACGTAAAGTTGATTCCAACAAGCGATCTGCAACGAATTGCAGTTGTGGTGGAATAACCATTTTTGCTCCGCGAAGAGCAATAATCATGTTGCGTTCATCTACAAACGTTGAGATGTCAATCAGAGCGTTTTCTAACGAAGTTTCGTTAAGGTCTGCTGCTGTTGATGGCTCATTGCGGAAAGTACCGCCGCCTGACAATGGGTGTGCTGTTGAACAAAGCTCAACACCGTCACCACCTGCAAAAGCCGCATTAAACGCATTGTTTAATACAGATGCAGCTTTGACTTGCTTAGTGTGCGCCATTGAGCGCGCAAGTGCTTTTGTATAACGAGCGCCTAAGCGGTCATACAAGTTGTCTTCGATTGCCTCTTCAGTCAATGCGAATGCAAGCGCAACTGTTTCGTGTGAATAACGAGCAGTATATGCTTCATTTGCATTATCAAAATCGACTCCTGCGCCTTCGGATTTTGTGGGAGCATTCCCAAATCCTACAAGCATTACTTCTTCTTCAAACGCACGGTCTGAAGATTCAGTATCGAAGATTTCAGCATGTTCGCCCTCATAGCGATCATACTCCATACCGAACAGAGCGTTGAGGCCCGGTTCTAGCTCTTTGACGAGCTGGGAACGTGAAATAGCCATTACACAGACTCCTTATGCTAGACCCGCAGTGCCAGCACTGAACAGGTGGTTGTTGATTTTTACGATCACATTAGTGTTCGCGGTGGAAACATCGCTATTCTCAGGGTCTTGAGAAATGTCGATTGCTTTAAGCGGAAGACCAGCAGTCGTCGCGCCTGTTGTAACATCTAGCTCAGTGCGAGAATTACCACTTACGGTACTTCCTGCCGTTGCATCAACGATGTCAAAGTTTCCGAACAAGTCAGCTACAGGCATAGCTGCATCTGCTTGAATTTCGAAAGTTGCACTTGGGTCATCAATGACATTTGCGAAAATATCTGTCCCAGTTGCGCTTGCAGGCCAGTAGTTAGAATATGTTATTTCACCACTAGCGTTTACATATGAACAGCCATTAAATACGCCCAAAATCAGATTAGTAGCACCTGCTGGCGCACGAGTAATTGTTCCATCAGTAGCGACTATAACTAAGTCACCTTGGAAAATACTTGTAGCATAACCAGAAGCAATACGATAACGATTTTGTCTTTGTGAACTTGTGGAAGTTCTAAGAGGGCGAAGGCCGAAAGCAGCGTCTTGATTAGACATCTTTACTCTCCTTCAGAGTTTCCGCGTCCTTTTTGACCAAAGGAAACGGATGATTTACGTTGCGGATTTAGCTTAGGCATGGCTGGATTGTTTTCACGCATCCAATCACGATCCACTGCATCCATTTGATTTTGTGATACACCTTGATAGTGTTTACTCCGCTGCTCTGCTACTTCGACGGGGATTCTTGCGAGAACAAGACCACCAACACCAATAATGCCAGCGTTTCTTCCTTCGTCTACAACAGGGCCATAATAATCGGTATATTCCTCAGCGCGAACGAGGTCCCAACCTTCTTGCCGTTTTTTATGTACGTTAGTTTTATCGTCGAATTCCATTACAGATTCACGTATCCAGCGGTGTTTAAAACCAATGGGTGGCTCTGGAGCTTCCAAAGCTGAACCCGGACGCCATTCTTGAACACGTTCTGAGTGTTCCCGCGTATTTGCATCGCGTGACTTCCTGTTTTGATCATTTCCCATGATTATTCACTCCGTTTGTTTAATTTTGCTACTTCTTGCGCATATTTTTCGAGTGGTATTCTCATTTTTTTCGCAAAAGCAACTTGACCCGGTGATAACTCAACCGATTTTTTCCGCCCTGATTTTATAGACCGTCCATTGGACGTGGGAGCAACAGTCTGGGCGTTGGACCGTGTTTCCTTAAACCTTTGAGGCATTTCTCTACGCATACGAGAATCAATTTCTTTATAATAATCGCTTGACGTAGGATCGAAATCCTCTTCTAAAACTAACTGTTCATGAATAGCTTGAGCAGCACGAGTCATAACTCGATCAGTTCCAAACCAACTATTCTTATCTAACCAACTTTCTAACTTCGGATCACGTTGAGCCGGAGCTTGTCTTTGTGGAGGAGCTTGTTGTTGCTGAACCTGATCAGGTTGTTGCTCTTGCGCTCTTTGCCTATCGACATTAGCTTTTCTAGCCTGAACTTTATCTTTAGCTACAGCTATTTGTGCTAATGCTTGTTGAGCTTTAGCCGCACGATCATAGTCGCCAGCCTCACTTGCTTCTGCGTAAGCGCGAGTAGCTTGAGCTTCTTGAGCTTTCAAGCGACCTTCAGCTTCTGTGTTATACCCTGCACTCATTTGCTGTAAACGCTGTTTCATTTGAGCGTTTTCTTGCTGAATTGTTTGAGCATACTGAACAGCGGCTTGAGCTTCTTCAGAAGCTTGCTTACGTTTTGCTGTTAATTGATTAATTCGACGTTGTACGGATTCGCTATAATTTTCTAGCTCATCATCTCCAGAAGATTTTTTACGAACTTTTGTTCGGGTTTCTTCTTCATCATCAGAACTTACTTCAACACCTTCTTCTTGGTCTTGATCCTGATCGTCTTCAACATCTATAGATGCACCATTTTCAAAGTCATCGTCTTCACGAATATCTTCAGACATAGTAATTTTCCTTGTTCTCTACTAAGTTATACATATGAAATGTCCTTCGGGTCAAGGATTGTTGAGATAATATTATCGTCATTTATGATTCTAACCTCAAGTCCTTCCACTTTGAACCTATTTCCACTATATCTTCCTATAAGTACCCAATCTTTCTCACGACACCACGCACCACTTGGGAACTTTTGGGAGTCTGTGTAAGCATCAGGACCCAGTTTAACGACATAAGCCGCAACTGTTGCAAAAGATTCACGGTCACGAACCTGATCAGGTACGATTAAACCGCCTTTTGTTTTTTCGCTAGGATAGTAGGGAATTATGAGTACGCGGTAGCCTGTTGGCTGCGGCAATCTCTCCAGAGAAGACTGCTTCATTTCAGAAGGATCGTCTTCATTTTTATTTTTACCGCCTTTGCCAAAGGCGTTTTCAATTGGCTTAGGAACTGTTGGATTTTCCTTTATGGCCTTTTGCGCTGCTTTAGCAACGTGTTCAGGCACAAACAACTTTTTAGTCATCTGAGTATTCTATACCTTTCATCGCGGCTTTAATTTCATCTTCTACATAGGACATGCCACGTATTTGACCTACAATATACCGATACTCCTCAAGAGTTTGTATCGAACCGTCCGCGAGCTTATCTTTAAGACGAGCATCGCGTTCACGAACGCTTTTCAATAAGTATTGTGCTAAGTTTAATGCATCCATACCACATATAGTATAAAATTATACGGGAAATACAAGTATAAATACCAAAAAGTCAGAAAATTCCTCGGAATATCTGGGGTCTTGATATTTTACTAAACCTACTTAGACTTTTTTGCTGTGGTTTTTTTCTTTGCAACAGCTTTCTTTTTGACTTTTGACTTTTCAATCCAAGATTCATTTTCTTCTGTTTTTGGGTCGTCTTTGATGAAGTGTCCATTTTCATTCCTAGCTCTTACCATTTCAACAGGAGTTTCAGATAGCCGTTGGGCTACCTTCTTTTCTTTTTCTTGTTCAGCCATTTTTTGTCTAACAGATGATGTCATGTTATTGCCTTTTCGTTTGTGCGTTTAAATTTGCAATATCTCGTTGCGTTTGTATGCGATCTTCCGCAATCCTAGTTTTGTCTGCCAAAGCAGCTTCTGATACATCAATTCTTTGTTGTGCTGTAAGAACATCATTACGCTCTTGCTCACGCTGAAACTCTTGCTTTGTTTCAAACTCAGCTTGCTTACGTTGCATATCAGCGGCTTTAAGTTGTAGCTCTTGGTTTCTAATATCAACAAGTGGATCAGAAGTTTCCGGTGCCGCAACAGCTTGCGCAAGTTCTTCAGTTAAGTCAGCTATAATTTGAGCTGCTAAAGAATCTATTTGAGGTTTAAACTGCGCCATAGGATCAGGAGCTTGTGCTTGTGGACCTGCCATCTGAGCTTGTTGTTGCATCATTTCCATTTGTTCTGGTGGAATCTGACTCATAACTTCTTGTTGTGCCTGTGCTTCTGCAAGTAGCCCTATATGCTCCTGTATGTGGCCTTGTAGAGCCATAATAGCATTTGGGTTAAGTTGCATAGCTGGAGTGGCCATAACCGCCATGTGAGCTTCTATGTGCGCCTCATGATCTTGATCTGGAAATGCTTGCAAAGGAGCGCCCTGTAAAGCGTTTTGATTTTCCTTAGAAGGATTAACAGGAGGTGGTGGTGGAGGTGGAGGTGGCAATATGCCATCAATGTTAGTCACGCCAAGAGCTTCGTACATTTTTCTGTACGCAGTATATAGGCCTTGAGGTCCACCGTGTATTTGTGGGTTTGATTGAACCAACTGCAACTCTGTTTGTGCCAACGCAATACGTTGAGACATAGAGAAAATGTTTGGATCAGATACGGGCAATACGTCAACTCTAGCATCAAAGTCTTGAGCAAATATTTCTGGACCCATTTGCATATCTGCTTGATATGGGTACGCAGGAATAGTTTCTGCAAAAATCTTAGATAAAAGCTTAAACTCAATCTTTTGAGAATAATGTAAACGCTTATGGATAGCTGACATAACTTTTGTGCCACGCTCCATAATTGCCATAGTAGTTCCTACAGGCGTATCACCACTCATTTCACCGACTTTCATGTCAGCCATTGAAGCAAACCTACGTCCAGCGTCTACAAGCGTTCCAAGAAGGCTATACAGCGTTCCTGAAGGCTCTTTAAAGGGGAGAGGCATCAAAGAGCCTTGCAGGGTGCCTCCAACCACATCAATGTCGCGGAATTCGCCCGGTTGAAGAGGAGAATCTTCGTCACGAATTCTTGCGCCACGGGCTTTAAAGCCTGCTGGTAAGTTGGAAAGGGTACCTGCGTCTATAAGTTGACGAAGGATAGATGTAGACGCTTGTGCTAAACCGCCTATCATATGCGTTAAGCCTAGACCGTAAAAACCTAGTCCCGGAAGAAACTTGTAATGTACGAAATATTGCTTGGCTCGTTTCATTACATCGTCTTCAGCATAGTTTCTACGAACAGAAAGAACGTCACCAGAATCTTCAAGTATAGTTACTATATATGGTAACTTTAATCCTGTTGGCTCACCATCTGCTCCAAGGTCTTCAAAACCTTCAATATCAAGAGATGTATGAACTTCATATATTGTAAGTTCTTCTGATGGACCTGATGGGTGAACGCCTTGGATGTCATCAATTGACTCCTCAACTTCACTCATAGATGAATCCTCAGCGTCAGAAGGCAAATCAATATCTCGGTAAAAACCTGCAAGCTGAAGCTTTCTAATTTCGTTGGAATCCATAGTTAATCTATGTGTGATACGCGGAGAAGACGTAAGATCAGTTGCGCCGTATGGTACAATCATATCTTCTGCGTGAACAAAACTACTAACAGCACGTTGCTTTAAAGGATCGTTGTAAACTTTTTTAAATGTCGAACCAATAACAGGAAGATAGAATAACATTTGATCTAACTCAGGATCATATTCTTCCATTTCGTAAGTTATCATATAGTTCATGTAGTCCTTTACACGTTCTGCTTGCTGAACAAGCATTTGGTTTTGAGCGCCGACAACTTGTGATCTAACAGGACCAGTGGCTGGCAAAAGCTCACGATAAGCTTGAGCTTGAAACTGTGTAACACTTTCAGCAAGTAAAGGATGAATAACGCCAGAAGAGCCAGCAAAAGGCTCAGAACGTTCTTCTGTCTTCATGCCAAGAAACTCAAGACCTTTTTTATACGTGTCTTCCCAGTCTTCACGAGCAGATAAATCGTCTTCAATTGAACCAACAAGATCAGATGAAATTAGGTTTAAATCACCCTCATCCATAATATCTGCTAGGTTTCCACCAAATTCAATTTCTTCTACAGCTTCTTTTTCTTCTTCGTATTCACCAATAACAGCACTGCCATCATCAAACTCTGTAATACCCGGATCAGCAGGTAATTCAGGAACTTCCATCATACGAGTGTTGTCTTCAACTACAGGTTGATCAGGAACTCCACCTGCACCTATTCCTTGCTCAATAGCCATTAGAAAATGTCCTTTTCGTTCCCTTCAAGCGGTTCGTGTATGTCTATGTCGCTAAAGTCGGTAACTGGACCGCCTTTCCCCCATTCACTACAAACGTTTTCCGCTGCACAGGTAAAATCTAGTTTATTGCAGTATCCTACTTGAGAACCTTCGTCCATGCCAATACCATTTTCTATACAGTCTAGCATAGAAGCTCGAATGTCATAATATTTACAAGTTCCACAAATTTGTTTTTTTCTTTCTGAATCATTTTCAGAATGACCATATTCGTATTCCTGTATGGCATTCTCACGATTTTCAGAATTTATTTTAGAATCTTGAGTTGAAAGAGGGCAAGAAAGCTCCTCTTCCTCATCATACATACCATCATCAACAACTTGGTTGACCCCAGATGTAAGCTCATCCATATCAATGTTAATGATGATTTTAGTCATTATTTTACTCCACTAAACTTTTTACCAGTAATAGCTGCACCACATCCACGAGACATACCATTACTTTCTTTTTCAACACTGCCACCGTGACCATACTTTTTAACAGCACCACCGTGCATGTATTTTTCAGCTAGATTAGGGTCCATTTTCTTTTGAACAGCTTCTGGTAATTTAGAAAAACCTTTATACTTTTTATTCATTAGCGCATCCCCTTATACTTTCCGCCACGTCCAGCCATAACGCAACCCATTTTAGATTTTTTCTTTTTGGCTTTTTTCTTTTTAACTGCGCCACCTTTTTTGTATTCCATAACCTTACCACCATTTTTAAATGGACGAGGCTTAGGCTTTGCAGATGTTGTACCTAACATTTTAAGTAACCTTTGAATTTCAGCTTCAGAAAGCGTTTTTCCAGACTCAGTTCCAGCTTCGGCTAGTTCAGATGGGCTAAGGCCACTCATATCTTTGCCGTTCATGCGCGAGAACTTTAATAACATTTCTTTAATACCCATACTAATCTCCTAGTAATATTCACGTTTTTGTTTCTTAAAAGCGATCTCATCTTCATCATCATAGTCAGTTGGCGTGATAATAAAACCACCTTGTCTAAATCGTAGTATAGCCTGAGTCATCGAATCCGCCAAGTCATCATGTTCACCATTTGGAAAAGCGGCACATTCTTCCATAACTTCATCAGAGAAGTTAGTCTCTGGACACCAGACCATGCCACTTTCAAACACAGGCGCACAAGCGTGCATACGAGTAAACTTATCAGCACCACGGCTCGGAGTAAATGGTGTTACTGGTATTCCCATACGTCTTAGTTCTTGCGTCAACGGCATACCACTTGCTTTTTGCTC